TCAAATCTTGCCACCCCGACCATTGTCCAAAAACGGCCGTTCGGCTAAAAAGTCGAACGGCTTTCTCTTTACCACGTAAAGACTTAGGCTATCCACAGTACGGTTCAAACTCACGCAATCCAAGATGTCGCGTTTTTCGTCGGAGTTTGAACCGTTCCACAAATCGACCAGATTCTGGCTGAAGTCAAAGAGCGTCAGGGCGTGAACCTGTGCCTCGGGATCGCAACTGCTGGCCTGCCCAATCGCTTCTTCCACCTCTGCCAGCTCACCCTTCAAACTCGCTGATTTGGCCTGAAAGGTCGGCTCTTCGATGGCGCCTGAAAGAAAGCCGGTCAGCAGCCGGTCTTGCATGTTCTTCAGGTCGGTCTGGCGACGTGCAAGAGCCTGCTTCTTCTGCCGCTGAAGCCTGTCGACGTCTGCGAATGCCTTCTGCAGCGTAGCCCGAAACCATTCCGCGATCTCCTCTGAAGGCATCTTCATCCTCGAAAGATCTTTCACGATTGCTTCCTCGATATCTTCACTGCGCCAGCGCACTACAGGATGATCCGCTGCCGGCTGGTTGTTTGCACAGCGGTAGTAAAGATGTTCACGCACTCCGCCGCCTCTCAACTTGCGCCGGATCAACTCGCCAGTCATCGCGGAGCCGCAATAGGCACACCTGATGATGCCGCCAGACAAGGGAAACTTGTTCTCCGTTGTCCGGCGGTTCTTGCCCTTGAGTATCTCCTGGCAGGTCGCGAACATCTGACGGCTGATAACCAGCTTGTATTTGCCTTGGTGGATCTTCCCGTTACGCTTGAGCTCGCCGATGTAGAAGCGGTTGTTGAGGATGTGAGAAAGCGAGCTGCGGCGGAATCGTGGTTCGCTGGGACTGTAGATGAACCCTTCGGCCGCGAGCTGATCGGCCAACTTCTTGAAGGTGTATTGTCCTGAAGAATACAACTCAAAGACACGCATCAGGGCTTGGGACTCGACCGGGTGCAGTTGGACGGGTTCATCGCGATCTTTCACGTTGATGTAGCCGAACGGTGCCAGCGTAATCGGCCAGCCCTGTCGAACCTTCTCGTCCATCCCCTTCAGCACCTCGGTGCGGAGGTTATCCGAATAGTACTGAGCGACTGCCGCCATCACGTTAAAGGACAGCGCCCCGGCTGCACCCGGGCCGAACTGATTGTCCACGAAGGCGAGTTGCACGCCGCAGGAGTCCTCGAGTTCCTGCAGGCGTACAGCGTCCCGCATGTTGCGGCACACGCGGTCGAGCTTGTGGCTCAGGATCGCCCTGATCTTGAGCTTGCGAGCGTTAGACTTCACCCACTTGAACATCTGGTTGAAGCCGATGCGCTCGGCCCCGCGCTTGGCCGACTCCGCTACCTCGAATTCGCGAACGATCGTCCAATCATTGTTTGCTGCCTTCTCCCTCGTCGCGCGCAGTTGCGCGTCTATGGAATAGCCCTCCTTTTGCTCTCGTGAAGATACACGAGCCCAGATCACGACGTTCATGCCTTCGCATCTCCTTTCGATCTGTTGACCTTCAGCAATACCTCGCCCAAGCGTTTCACATTCAGAAGCATTTCAACGGCCTCGTCTTCCGACACTGGTCGCCCGTACGCCTTCGACCATACGTTCTGTGTGTCGCGAAGCAGGTCATCCGTCACCCACGCCTGCGACAGGGGACGTTCCGAACTCAACCCCCGTGCCCCACCATGTACCTCGTTTTCCCGGCGTAATCCAGTGGTTTCTTGGGATGATCGTGGAGCGGATTTCTGTCGCTGTGGTGCCTCAATCGCTGTGATCATTCCATCCCCCATTCGTGCAAATCTCGGGTGGTGAAGCGTTCACGGATACGACCGATGATCCGGTCGATTCTGCCGTGGGAGAGCTGCAGCTTTCTGGCGATCCTTGATCGCGGCAAGCCTTTCGATAATGCTTTGCAGATGATCCTTTCGATCTTGCTGAGCCTTGCCACCATATCGCCCAGATCCATTTTCAGCGATATCTCGTCCGCCGGATCGCACTCCGAACTCTCGGCAGGGATATTTTGGGCGTCATACTGCCCACACAGTTCGCGGTATAGCCGCTCGTGCTTCATGCGGCGGGATGCGCTCCGCTGCATATGCTTGAGCTTGCGGTCGACCAGGGCCGTGAGGGCTGTTCTTTCAGTTGCACCGTTGGATTTTCCAGAGTCGAACTCGAATTCAATGATGGCAAGAACAACTTCCTGGAGGAGGTCTTCAGTCTCATCGGTGCCGAATCCCTTCTTCCTGGCCCGGCTCATCACCAGCTTCACCTTCCACTGTTCCACCAATCCCGCGTAAGCATCCGTCATGTCCGCTCCTTTCGTTGCGAAGGCCAATGAAACCCCGAACAACTCGGGGTGCGGGCGACATTGTCCCATGGATGCCTGTCCCATGTCATTGCGGCTCATTGAGCAAAAACAGGCGTGAATTGGCGAAATCTGGCGGTGGGATGCGGAAACTGGCGGATTTCTGGCGGAAACTGGCGTGCCAGTTCTTGCCAGAAATCCGCCAGAAAGCCCGCCACTTTTTGCCAGAAAATGGGACAGCCGAGCGGCAAATAACTTTATAGAGGGGCAAGAATGCCAGACGGCAGCCCAGCAAAGAATGAAGACAGTGAGAGGCTACAAAATGAACGCCATCGCAATCGACCTGAACGTGCTGATCGCGGAATCCGCTGAAGAGTACCACGCGAAAGCGTGCGAATACCTTTCCAGCCATGCACTAATCGATTTCATGAAATCGCCCTGGTTGCACTACAAGAAGACGGCCGGGCTGATCGAGGAGAAGGATTCGACGGCGTACCTCGTCGGCCGCGCGGCTCACGTGCGGATCCTCGAGGGACGCGACCGCTACGAAAACGAGTTCGCGTTCATCGGCCCGATCAACGAGTCCACCGGCAAGCCCTACGGCCAGAACACGAAGGCGTTCAGCGAGTGGGCCGTGAAGGTCGGCAAGCCGGTGTTGACAAGCGAGCAGGTCGACCTGGTTGAAGCGATGGCTGCCGGCGTGGCGATGAACGATCAGGCTGTCGATCTGCTGCTCTACGGCCGCGCCGAGGGCGTCGTACGGGCCGAATACTGTGGGCTGCCCTGCCAGATTCGCATCGACTGGACGCATCCCCATCGCGGCATCGTCGATCTCAAAACGTGCGACGATCTCACCTGGTTCGAGGCCGACGCCCGTCGGTTCCGGTACCACAGTCAGTTGAGCTTCTATCAGTCCGTGCTTGCCGAGGCCGTTGGCAATCTCGTGCCAGTGCACGTGGTTGCCTGCGAGAAGAAAGAGCCGTACCGATGCGGCGTCTGGCGAGTAGACAACGATACACTCGCCATTGCACGCCAGGAGAACGAGGCAGCCATCAGGCGGCTGAAGGCGTGCCGCGAAAGCGACAGCTGGCCAACTGGCTACGAGGACATTCGAATCCTCTATATCGCATAGCATCGCCGGGCGAGGCGAGCCGGTCTCATGAGGTCCAGGACCAGCGGGCCGGGCGCCTCGCCAATGGCAGGGAAGGGCTTCTCTTATCGGATTAGATAAAGGCCGAGATGGGGGTTCGACTCCCCCACCTGCCACCATCGCTGGCCAGCGAAACAGTGAAGAGTTTCCATCAGCACAACCACAAGGAGAGTCCATGAGCTTACTCGAGCGGATTCATACAGGGCGGCGCCACTCGCCGCCAAGGGTCCTGATTTACGGGATCGAAGGCATCGGAAAATCGAGCCTCGCAGCGCAGGCGCCAAGCCCCATCTTCATCGCAACCGAAGACGGCCTCGACCAGATCGACTGCACCAGCTTCCCCCTGGCGAAGACGTTCAGCGACGTCACCGACGCACTCCAGACGCTCATCGCCGAGCGGCACGATTTCCACACGGTCGTGATCGACAGCCTCGACTGGCTGGAACGCCTCGCCTGGGACGTCCTGTGCGAGCAGTACGGCGTCTCGTCAATCGAAAAAGTCGATGGCGGATACCAGCGCGGTTACTCGCACGCTCTCACTCACTGGCGCAAGGTGCTCGCTGACCTCGACACATTGCGCCGCGACCGCGGGATGTGTGTAGTCCTGCTAGCGCACGCGAAGGTCGAGAAGTTCGAAGACCCCGAGCATTCGGCCTATGACCGGTATTCGCCAAGGCTTCACAGGCACGTCACCTCGCTTGTGACCGAATGGGCGGACGCGGTGCTGTTCGCCACACGCAAGCTGATCACGAAAACCGAAGAGGGCGGCTTCGGCCGCAAGCGTACGCGGGCGGACGGCCTCGGCAAGGACGGCGGCGACCGCGTCCTGCGGTGCGTCGGCAGCCCGGCGTGCATCGCGAAAAATCGTTACGAGCTGCCGGCCGAGATGGAGCTTCTCTGGCAGCCGTTGATGGACGGCATCATCGCAGGCACCACAAGAACTGAAAAGGAGAACGAGAATGGCGCATCTGAATAACTTCAACGCACAAGAAGTGGACCCCAGCGTCCCGTTCGAGCCAGTCCCGGCGGGCAAGTACATCGCCGCGATCACCGACAGCGAGATGAAGGCAACGAAGGACGGCAAAGGCTCATACCTTGAGATCACCTTCACCATCATCGACGGGGCATACAAAGACCGCAAGGTCTGGGATCGCCTGTGCCTCACGCATCCGAATGCGGAGACCGTGAAGATCGCACGCGCGAACCTGTCGGCCATCTGCCGGGCTGTCGGCGTGATGCAGCCGCGGGATTCCTTCGAGCTGCACAACCTGCCGATGCTGATCACCATCAAGTGCAAGAAACGGAAGGACAGCGACGAGATCGACAACGAGGTGCGCGGTTACGCGCCTCGCGCGGCGGCGACAGGCCAGCCGCAACAGCAGCAGACTCGCAGCGATGGCGCTCCGCCGTGGAAGAGATAAGGGGGTGCTGTTGAGAGTCGAACTCCCCTGGGCGCCCAGCATCAACCACTATTGGCGGCGGGTGGGACCGCGCACCATCATCAGCCGCGAAGGGCGGCGCTTCCAGGAAGCGGTCTGTTCGCTGCTCGGTGGTAACGGGCCCCGCAAGCCTCCCGCCGGCGGTAGGATCGCGCTGATGATGGATGCCTTCCCACCAGATAGGCGAAGGCGCGATCTTGACAACCTGCAGAAGCCGCTGCTCGATGCGCTCGAGCACGCGGGCATCTACGAAGACGACAGCCAGGTAGACCTTCTGGTCACGCGCCGCATGGCGATCTGCCCATCCGGGCGGATCGTCGTGCGGATAGAGGAACTTCCCTTGCGGCGATGCATTCTGTGTGGAGCACCGATCAACGAGGCTGAAAACAACTGATGGAAACTGCCCTGCAACCATCCAGGATCACGCTGCGCCCGTATCAGCAGGAGGCGGTAGGTTCGGTCTACCGCTTCCTGCGAGAACGGGATGACAACCCATGCGTTGTGCTGCCGACGGCATCGGGCAAGACGCCGGTGCTGGCAACGATCTGCCGCGACGCGGTCACGCAGTGGAACGGCCGCGTGCTCGTGCTTGCCCACGTCAAGGAGCTTCTCGAACAGGCTGTCGAAAAGCTGCACCTGATGGCGTCCGACCTTTGGAACAAGATCGGTGTCTATTCAGCAGGCCTCAAATGCCGCGACACTGAGCATCCGATCATCGTCGCGGGCATCCAGTCTGTCTATCAGCGCGCGGCCGAACTCGATGCGTTCGATCTGATCATCGTAGATGAGGCACATATGCTCCCGCCGGACGGCGAAGGAAGGTATCGCACATTCCTCGCCGATGCCAAGAAGGTGAACCCCAACGTCAGGCTCATCGGCCTGACCGCCACGCCCTACCGGATGACCACGGGCATGATCTGTGGCCCGGAGAACCTCCTCAACGAGGTCTGCTACGAAGTCGGCGTGCGCGAACTCATCGTGCAGGGCTATCTCTGCAAGCTGCGCAGCAAGGCCGGCAAGCACAAGGCCGATACGTCCGGACTGCACATCCGCGGCGGCGAGTTCGTGGCCGGCGAGGTCGAAGAGTTGATGGATGATGCCGACCTCGTACAGTCCGCCTGCAGCGAGATCGTCGACTATGCCGAGGATCGCCATTCGGTTCTGATCTTTGCGAGCGGCGTGAAGCACGCCCAACACGTCCAGCGGATGCTTTCGAGTTGGGGACACGAATGCGGATTCGTGTGCGGCGAGACGCCATCAACCGAACGGGCCGATCTGCTGAAGCGTTTCAGGGACGGAGTGCTGAAATACCTCGTCAACGTGAACGTCCTGACGGCCGGCTTCGACGCGCCCAACATCGACTGCGTGGCGCTGCTGCGCCCGACGATGTCGCCGGGGCTTTATTATCAAATGGTCGGGCGCGGCTTTCGCCTGCATCCCTCGAAATCTGATTGCCTCGTCTTGGACTTCGGTGGCAACATACTCCGGCACGGCCCGGTGGATGCGCTGCAGATCAAGGAACGTGTAACAGGCACTGGCGAGGCGCCCGCGAAAGAATGTCCCGAATGCAACGCCGTAGTCCACGCGGCATACACGCTCTGCCCGGAGTGCGGATACGAGTTTCCGCCGCCTGAACGCAAGCGGCACGATGCCAAGGCTGCCAATGCCGGTGTTCTCTCCGGCGAGATCACTGACACCGAATACGAGGTGCACGACGTCAGCTATTCAGTCCACTACAAACGCGACGCGCCGCCGGACCATCCTCGCACGTTGCGAGTTGAGTATCTCGTTGGCTGCGGCTCTCACAGCGAATGGATTTGCCTCGAGCACGACGGATACGCCAGAGAGAAGGCCGAACGCTGGTGGCGAGCCAGAAGCAATGATCCCGTGCCGGACACCATAGAACAGGCGGTGCAGATGTGCGAAGACGGCTGCATCGCGAACACCATTGCTATCACCGTCCGCAAGGTTGCCGGTGAGAAGTACGACCGGATCATAGGCTATAGGCTCGATGAGAAGCCGCCTGCCAAGGGCGATGCATATGAAGATGGTTCACCAGCAATCGACGAGCTCTGGGCAGAAGATGGAATTCCGTTCTAGCCGATAAGGGGAGCAAGGTTGTTTAGCTACGGCACGCTTAGCCACTATAGGTCACAAGGTCCAATGCTATTTGGGCATTGTTTCGTTCGCTCCATCGCCTTGGTTCACGTGGAGGAAAAGTGTTCCACCAGTGCTTGGATTGACCTCGGAAAGAACTTGCGACACGGCCACAGGGTGCTTATATGCGGCGGCATCATACGGATACGTCCTTCCTTTGTTTTCGGCTGTTCCCCTTGCCCACAAGAATCGCAAACAACGTTTGTCTTTCTCGTTTTCGGTCCAAACACGCACGAGGTCGCCACGGGAAAGTGTGAACTCCACGGGATCGTCGCTGAGTTCAAGCCATCCGCTCCACTCTACCTCAGGCTTGGAGCTGTCATATCGTATTCCTGCTCGAATCCATTCGCTCTGTTGCTCATCAACTGCGGTCTGTTGCTCATCAGCCGCGCATCCAGTTTGAGTTCGTTCGGTCTGATGCTCGACCGCGCATCCAGTGATCCACACAGCGAGTATGACTATCAACGTTCTCATATCTGCCTCCTTGAGCCGCAAGCTACGAATCGTATGGCCGCATCGACCCCTTCAATTCTAATCTTGGGACGGACACAAATCAAGCAAGAAGCGGCGAAAACCAAGGCGAGGCAGCGATGGAGCGGCGATGCTAAAAGACTCAGCTAGAGAATACATCAACACCGGGCTCTGCGTCTTACCGGCACGCCGGATCGAGAAGCGCCCGGTGCCGAACTGGAAGCTCTATCAGAGCACGCTTCCAACGTCGGCAGAGGTCGGTGCCTGGTTCTCAAACCGGCACGACGCGCTGTGCATCCTCGCGGGCGCCATCTCCGGCAACGTCGAGATGATCGACTTTGACTTCAGGGCCGAGCTGTTCGAGCCGTGGGCGGAGAAGATCCCGCCTACGCTCCTGAACCGCCTCGTCATCGAGACGACGCAGTCCGGCGGCAGGCACATCATCTATCGATGCGCGGGCGTAGTATGCGGAAGCCTCAAGCTGGCTCAACGCAAGACCGCTGAGGGGAAGGTCGTCACTCTCATCGAGACTCGCGGCGAGGGCGGAATCTTCCTGTGCGCCCCCACAGAAGGATACGAGTTGCTTCAGGGCGATCTGGCCGACCTGCCTGTGATCGCCGAGCCCGAGCGCGACATCCTGTTGCAGGGGGCGTGGGAACTCAACGAATATTTCCCGGCACCTGTGAACGGTCTGCCACACGGTGCCCCCGGTTGCGACGTGTCGCGTCCTTCGGGGCAGGCTATAGGGCAACGCCCAGGCGACGACTTCAACGCACGTGGCGACGTGGGTGCGATTCTCGCGGCACACGGTTGGGCCAAGGTCAAAGGCGGCGAGAACGAGTACTGGCGACGCCCGGGCAAGTCATCCGGATGGTCGGCTTCGCTGAAGGACAGCGTCCTCTACGTCTTCAGCTCCAACGCCAGTCCGTTCGAGCCCAACCGCGCCTATTCACCGTTTGCCGTCTTCGCCCTGCTCAACCACGGCGGCGATTACGAGGCAGCGGCAACTTCTCTGCGGTTGCAGGGGTTCGGTTCATCGGCACCTATGGATACTGACGTGGACATCTCTGGGCTTCTTGAAGCGGATGTCCCGGATGATGATCGATCACTGGCTCCCCCGCGACCAGATCCCGGGCCATTGCCTGAAGAACTCCTGCGAGTGCCAGGGTTCGTAGGCGAGTTGATGGACTACTGCATTCAGACCGCGCCCTACCCGAACACAGCGATGGCGTTCTGCGGTGCGCTTGCGCTGCAAGCTTTCCTTGCCGGGCGCAAAGTCCGCGATCCAGGTGACAACCGGACAAACATCTACCTGCTCGGCCTTGCGCACTCGTCGGCAGGCAAAGATCACCCGCGCAAGCTCAACACGAAGATTCTGCACAGCGTCGGGCTCGCAGACTGTCTCGGGGACAGGTTTGCCTCGGGCGAGGGAGTCCAGGACGCGCTCAACACTAATCCCTCAATGCTCTTCCAGACCGATGAGATTGACGGGATGCTGCAGTCAATCAACCGGGCGACGGACGCACGGTACGAGAGCATAATGAACACCTTGCTGACGCTGTATTCGGCCTCCAACAGCGTCTTTCCGATGCGCCGCAAGGCAGGGAAGGAGAAGCCGGGCGCTATCGACCAGCCGTCACTGGTCATTTTCGGGACAGCGATTCCCAACCATTACTACCAGGCCCTCTCCGAAAGGATGCTGACCAACGGATTCTTCGGACGTATGATCATCCTCGAGGGTGGCAGGCGCGGCAAAGGCCAGGAGCCGCGCGTGCTCGACCTGCCGCCCCGCGTCGTGTCGGCGGCACGATGGTGGGCGGACTTCCAACCCGGCCGGGGCAACCTCGAGAAGTGGCATCCTGTGCCCAAGGTGGTGGAACATTCGGATGCGGCTCGCCAGGCAATCATCGACTCTCGCCTGGAAGCAGAGGCCGAATACGATAAGGCCGAAGCCGACGCCGACCCTGTCGGCACGACAGTCTGGGGACGCGTCAGCGAGCACGTCCGCAAGCTCAGTCTCATCTACGCCGTCAGCGAGAATCACGAGCAGCCGGAGATCGGCCTCGAAGCTGTAGAGTGGGCATCACGGTTCGTCATGCACCAGACCAGGCGGATGCTCTTCATGGCAGCAGGTCATGTAGCCGAGAATCCCTTCCACGCCGAATGCCTGAAGCTTCTGAGGAAGCTGCGGGAGTCGCAAGGGCAGTTGATTACCCGCAATAAGCTGATGCGAGCTATGCGCTGCAAAGTGGCTGACTTCGACCAGATCGTCAGCACACTGGTGATGCAGGGCGACATCGTGCCAGTGGATATCACCACCAAGACCAAGCCCGCGCAGGGGTATCGACTGCCATGATGTCTACCCGAATCCGTCACAGAAATCCGTCACAATCCGTCACGCATGTGGCGTGCGCCAAGGCCGAAATGCTTGAAAATGGCGAATACGTCACGAATACGTCACGGCCATCCGTGACGGATTTCGACGGGCGAAAAGCTATACAGTATATAGAAATAATGAATATATCTTCCTCTATATCTAAATACGTCACTACCCCCTCGCGCGCCACGCATGTGCGTGTACGCGTACGCGCGAGGGGGTGTGACGGATTTCCGCGATGGATTCCAAATGGAGGCCTGTTATGCCAGTGCGTTGTGATCGTTGCCGCTTCTTCTGCCCCAACCCACCAGCGTCTGAGCCAGAGGAGATCGTCCTCTCGGCTGAAGGCACTCGTGGCGGTGGAGACTGCCGTCGTGAACCGCCCGTCTGGCGCGAACGCCAGATGGCCTGCTTCCCGCTCGTGGCGGTTAACTGGTGGTGCGGTGAGTTCGCATCAAAGTCAGATGATGCAGAAAGTGAACATCGAATGGTTCCTTCCTGCCAAAATGACAGGAGATGCCGCGCGAACGCGTCGCGGTGTTTCGTAGAGTTTCTTTTTGCTGTCCGGTTTTTTCGACCGGGCAATCTCGCACAACTGAAAGGAGCAGCATCGTGACAGAGAAGACCGCTTACAGCGTCCAGCTCAGAGACATCGACAGCATCAAGCCCTACGAACGCAACCCGCGCCTGAACGACAAGGCCGTGGATGCAGTGGCCGCATCGATTCGCGAGTTCGGCTTCCGTGTCGCCATCGTTGTCGACGCCGAGGCCGTGATCGTTTGCGGACACACGCGGTGGAAGGCGGCGAAGAAGCTCGGCCTCGCGAAGGTGCCCGTGCACGTGGCGAAGGACTTGACGCCAGAGCAGATTCGGGCGTACAGAATCGCGGACAACAAGACCGGCGAGTTGTCCGGATGGGATTTCGAGATACTCCCCATCGAACTCGCGGAGTTGCAGAGCAGCGGCTTCGACCTCGACATGCTCGCCTTCGACGAGGAGGAGCTTGGGAAGCTGCTCAACGCTGGTGTCGATGTGAAGGACGGTCTCACCGATCCGGACGATGTGCCCGAACCGCCGGACGAGGCGATCACCAAGCGTGGCGATATCTGGGTGCTCGGCAAGCATCGCCTGATGTGCGGCGACAGCGCCAGCGAGAAGGACCTCGATCGCCTGCTCAATGGTTCGGTGATCGACTTGGTCAATATGGACCCGCCGTATAACGTCAAGGTCGAAAGCCGCAGTCACAACGCCGTCGCCGCAGCGCGGGCCGCCGGTAACACGCAGGTCTTC